GGCAGTAGATTCTTCTTGAAATCGTTCCATTATGCTGTGACGGAGACAATCAATGAAGGCAAGTTCCAGTATCGAGCCGTATGCGAAGAATCTGGAACAGGGCCGAATGGACTTACAGGAGAACTCACGGCGATCGATCATGTAGATGAACTTGAAACTGCGGAAATTAAGGAAATTCTGATCAATGGGGCAGACGATGAAACCCGAGATAGTTTATATACCAGATACCTTCAAAGTTTTTCGATGGAATCGTTTGGAGGAAATATCGCACAGTACAAAGAGCAGGTGGGAGCAATCGCGGGTGTTGGCGGGTGTAAAGTGGAGCCAGTCTGGAATGGCCCGGGGACAGTGAAGGTTGTTGTAATCAGTTCTTCATTTGGAATATGCTCCGAGTACTTGATTAAACAGATTCAAGAGGCAGCAGTCCCGACCGAAGAAGGCAGTGGATACGGGTTCGCACCCATCGATCACACCGTTACGGTTGAGTCAGTGGAAGCCGTGAAGGTCAATGTAGTGACGAAGATATCGTACATGAGTGGATATAGTTGGAGTAGCATCGGAATGACGGTAAAGGAAAAGATTGCAGAATACTTGAAATCAATCGCTGCGGAATGGAAAAACGGAGATGAAACCACAAAGTCCACAATTTATGTATCAAAGCTTCAGGCAGCAGTGCTGGATGTAGAAGGAGTTGTGGATATTTCCGGGACAACATTGAATGGATCCAGCGCAAACCTCGTTTTAAATTGGAACCAGATTCCGGTATTGGGAGAGGTGACAGCATAGTGAATGAATTTTTAATGCCGAATGTGATCCATTATTTCCCTCCGCACATTGCA